CTAGTGCTTAGGATAAGTACCATGCTTCTTAAAATATTCCTCATCTTGTTTTTCTTCTTCTGCATTCATTTTTTTGTTAACCTCTCTTAATTTTGAAACAGTAGGAGAAATTATAGATTCTAATTTTTTAAAATCAATTCCATGTTTTGAATCGTCATAGCCAGGCATATGAACGTTTAAAGCTGCAGAGTAAAGTTCATTTAATAAATTATTGAAAGTTGAAAAGAACTTTTCAATGTTAGGATCTGGTTTGGATTCATTTCCAAGATAAGCTAGCCTGCTATTGAATACATCACTAATCGCGGATAGCATACTATCTATTTGCTGGTCAGTTAAATGCTTTTCATATTCCCAACCGGCATTTTCATTAATATCTAGTGAGTACAGACTCTTGAGTCTTAGGTAATTAGTAGTTTCGTAATCAGTATGATTTTTTTCGAAATTTTGAAATTCTTTAAAATCACTATCACTCATTTTTTTATAGCTTGGCTCAATTCCTTGCAAATAGCTGACCGAGACGTTAAAAAAATTAGCTAGTTTTTTCCAAGTCTCAAGTTTTGGTTCTGTTTTCCCATTTTCATAGTTGTTAATAGTTCCTCTTTTTATACCTGTTTTTTGTGCCATTTGATCCAAAGTATAGTGGTGACTTTCTCTCAAAGCTTTTAATCTATTTGTTGGCATAATTTATCACCTCTGAATACATTTTACATGTAATTTAGAGTAAATGGCAACAAATATCTAAGAAAAATAGATATTGACATCTAAGAATATTAGATATATCATGTTTTTGTTATCTAATATTCTTAGATTTTTTAGTGAGGAAGTGAAATTTATGAATGATTTTCCAAAATATATGAATTTAGGCCAAGCGTGCCAATATTTAAATGTTAAATCTCGTAATACTTTAAAAAAGTATATTCAGCAAGGGTTACATGTAATTATAATCAATGGCACTAAACGTATTGATAAGCAAGACGCTGACAAATTTATGGAAACCAATAAGATTTAACTTCACCGTGCGGGGGTAGACAAATTTTGGGAGGTGATTTCATGATAGCAACAACAATCTTATGGGCAATCAAATTTATGATTGTGTCGTTTATTGGCAACGTGGTGGTTAAGTTAATCAAGAACCCGCGTCGGTATTTTGGAATGTGAGGTCAGTCGCATGGGAAAGCATACAAAAAAGGCCTACTTTGCTTTGGACGGCAGTAGGTCGAAGAAATAATCCAAAATATGCTTTCCCTTATTTTAACACGTTAGCACGGTTATATGAAGGGAATTTGTAATGAAGAAAACTAAAGATTTAGATGAACTAGCGCTTGAGGCTGGATCACTCGTAACTTCAATAGGGGCTTTAGATGATTTTGTCTATGAATACTTCGTTAATAACAATATAGATTATTCCGAAAAATTGAGTGGACTAATCACTGTCATAAAGCAATATGCAGAAAATCACTATACAGATATTGATGAGCTTAATATGTTTGGCGGTGTTGAAAAATGAAAGAGTTCGCAACGCTTGATAAAGCCATTGAGCTGGCCCAACAAGGCTATGCGGTTTACCCACTAATTGAGAATACGAAGAAGCCACCTAAAGGGGTGGCCGGCTACCGAGCCGCAACTAGTGACCAGAATACCATCTTTGCATGGTTCAAAAAGCACCCGACTTACAACTTAGGCTTACGGCTAGATTTATCGGATTTATTGGTTGTTGACATTGATATGCACGATCCAACTAAAAATGGTCGGGATAGCTTGGTACAACTATTTAAGCAAGGACTGACATTACCGAAATACACCTACATTGAACGGACGGCTAACGGCGGTGTGCATTACTTTTTGAAATACGCGGGGGCTAAGGTTCGCAAAATTGACGTTTGGCCCGGCATTGACTTGCTGAGTGACTTCACGGTAATTGCACCAAGTGAGATTAACGGCAAAATGTATGAATCCTTAGATGGGCGAACCTTAGCTGATATTAAGCCAGCTCCTCAATGGTTAGTCGATAAGTTGGCGGGCCAAAAAGTGAACTGGACGTCAGAACGCGCCTATGCCACACGCCAAAAGAAGTATACCGGTCGCTTGTTAGATGAAATGGTAACCGGGACAACCCAAGGCAATCGCAATGCTTGGTTAACTAAAATTGCTGGTCGAATGTTTGGTGTCGGTGCCGATCCCAAGACAGTTTATAACATGCTGTCAGTGATTAATGATTCGTTCGTTGATCCGGCGCTACCAAGCAAGGAGGTTAATGTAATTTTTCAATCCATTTTAAAACGAGAGAGTAAGGGGGTTCATTAATGGGTAAAGCGATGGATTTACCAGCAGAGACCCAAGAAGCGGCCAACAATGTTATCAAAATGCAACGTGACGCTGATTGGCAGAACGATTTCAAAAAGAATTCGGACGATGGAATTAAAACACAGTCTCTTTACAATATCCGCTTAATTATGGAACATGACGAAATGTTGAAAGGGCTAGTTGCATTTGACGAGTTCTCGGAACAAATTGTCAAAACACCACAAGCAGAAAATTCACTGTTCAAAAAAGGTTTTTGGAATGATAGTGATGACACGTTATTGAGAAGCTATATTGAAGATCATTACAACTTGTTATTCAGCAAGGAAAACATTACCGACGCGGTAGTTACAGAGGCACGCCGCAAGACAATCAATCCGGTTAAGGCTCGTATTGAAGCGGTAGAATGGGACGGTCAGCCACGTGCTGAACGTTATTTCATTGATTACTTAGGTGCCGAAGATAATCATTATACCCGCACCATCACTAAGAAATGGCTAACTGGTCTTGTTGCTCGGGCCTATGAACCCGGCGTTAAGTTTGAAATTGTTCCTATCTTAGAGGGAAGCCAAGGACTTGGCAAGAGTACGGCTGGTAAAAATCTATACCCTGATAAATTCAATGATTCGTTGAAAGGAATGGGTAAGCAGAAAGACGATTATCAACAGTTACAAGGTAGTTGGATTATTGAAGTTGCCGAGCTTTCCGCCATGAGGAAAACGGACATTGAGGGAATTAAAAATTTTATTAGTGCACAATCCGACACATACCGGAACAGTTATGGCCGCTATGCGTTACCGCACCCACGTAAATGCGTATTTATTGGCACAACTAACCAAACCGACTATTTAAAGGACGCGACCGGTGAACGGCGCTTCTATCCAATTAAATGTGGGGTCAACAAGGCCAAATTAGATGTATGGCACCCGGACGAGAATTACATGCTTCAAGTATTGGCGGAAGCCGCGTACTGGTTTAGGAATGGCGAACCGCTATATCTGGATCAGGCCACCATGAAAGAGGCTAAGGCGTATCAGATGGCTGCGGAAACTGTCGACCCTATGCGCGATGCTATCGAAGAGTTTTTAGCAATGGAAGTTCCCACAGATTGGGAAAACATGAGTACCGGCTTAAAACAAAGCTATGTCAGTGACTACGGCCATCATTCTAAGTGGCTAAAAGATCAAGTTAGTAATGAACGGAAACTACTCAACCAAACAACAACTCTGGAAATCATGGAAGTTGTCTTCCATAAAACAGTCGATCGTTATTTAACCGGGCGAACAAACTCGGAAGCTAAGCGAATCAAGCTATTAATGGACAATATGGACGGCTGGGAAGCTAAAAGAATTAGAATGAACGGCAAGTTTCCACGTGGATATGTCCGCGTACAATGATCGAAAATGCTAAGTGTACCACGTTGTACCGGGTAATGAACCACGTTAGGGCACTTTGAAACGTTGTTATATCAACGATTGTCCACGTGTACCACGTGTACCACGTTAAAATGAACATTTCCAGTACAGGAGGAAAAGGAAAAATGAAAGTAATTTATCCAAGTTTAGTTGAGCAAGCTTTTGACATTTACGTTAAACAATATGGACCAGTTGTCTCAAATAGAGTTAACGAATTGAAATCGTGTATTTACAGAGCCTTGATTAAAGAAGGTGCTTTAGATCAAAATGGTGATCCAACTCAAAAAGCAAAAGATAAAGGATTGGTTGGGAACTTTACCCCAAATGAAGATGGAGAATATGAGCCAGAAACTGTAAGAGACTTAAAACTCATGTACCCCATTTATGCACAATTTAGTGACGATCACTTTATGAAATCAAGTCAAGGTTGGTTAGCTGACGCCTACGTTATCCGAAACGTTTCAAGCCAAGTTTTGAATAATCCTTTAAGCGATGAAGAACAACGCAAAAATGCGTACAAGATGTTGGAACAATTAGATGATTAACATGATAGAAAGGATCTAACTATAATGATTAAAACAAAAACGATTATGCAAATGTCTGTACAAGATTTAGACCGAGCAATTAACAGAGAATTAGCCAACCGGATTGATAGTGACAATGTCATTGACATTAAGTTTTCAAGTAACGCGTTTGGGGCAGACCTAGATTCTTCTTCTGCAGAATATTGCGCCATGATTATTTACAAGTGAGGTTAACTAATGAAGAACTATAATCTAAGCCGACTAAATAAGCGGGTACAGTTTGGCACCGTCAAGTCAGTTGAAAATCCAATAAACGGCACAACCAAGCAACAATTCGTGCCACTGTTCACTGTCTGGTGTGGTGAGTATACGTTGACCATCAGTAACACTATTAGCCTTACTGGTACGACTGCGACAACTAACCAGCTAATTGCGGTACGCCATGACGATCGAATCACGACAACCTTGGAAGCAATATTAGATGGGGTGACGTATCGCGTTGCTGGCGTTAGTTCTGATAGCGAGATGAATGCTTATGACGTGGTCACACTAACTAAGGTCAACGGTCATGGCTAAGCCAATGAAGCAATGCGAGCACCCGGGTTGTCGGACGTTGGTTGCCTATGACACACGCTATTGCGAGAAGCACCGCAAGGCAACTAACAAGTGGCGGTATCACAAACGCATGTACGATTCAGATGAGAGTAAGTACCAGCAGTTCTACAAGTCGTCAGCATGGCGCAAGTTGTCACGGCGGTTCCTTGAAAGCAATCCGGTATGTGTACAGTGCTACCAAGATGGGGTGATCTGTAAAGCCGATGTGGTCGATCACGTTATTGAAATCAAAGATGATTGGTCACGTCGCTTAGATGAAAGCAACCTACAACCATTATGTTACCGACATCATAACCGGAAGACTAGACTGGCTAGAGAACAGCGGGAGCAACAAACTAAATAACCAATGAGTGTCGTGCTGAAAGGCGCGGCGCTTTTTAGTAGAGCGGAATTTCCCGCTAAAGTGAATCAGACTGGCTAAGTTTAACTTAGGTAGTAGATCTGTGCAATACTGCGCTGAACTTTAAGCCGAGCTACTAAGCGGAGTTTTCCGCTGACCTAGCAAGTGTAGTGCTGACTACACTTGTTAAGCTGAGTTAGTGAGTCGAAATTTTCGACCTAGTTAACCAACCCGCATTTTGCGTCTAAGTTGCCAAAAGTGGCAATGGACTGCGCCGATTTTTCGGCCGAGTGAACAATTCAAGTTGGCGGCTCAATTTTGCGCCGCCAAATTTAAAACAGCATGACAGCCCAGAAACGTTGATATGGGGGGCCATGGTCGACCAAAAAGGAGCGGACAGCATACTTTTGTGTTTATAAAAGTCCCTTTTGAGCTTTGATTTTTTGCTAATTTTGCTGGATTGTGAAATATCCCTACTAATAATGCGAAATTTAAACAAATAGCTAGTCAGGGGGTAACGTGTAAATATAAACATGTTATTAATTGCACTTTTTAGAAATATGTGCGATAATATAGGTATAATAAACGAGTTCTGGATATATGTATCAATCAGCCGCTACGGGTCTAACCCGTGGGGGCTTTTTGGTACGTAAATTTAAACGAAAGGAGTGCTCCGAATGAGCCAAAAAGTAAAAGCCTTAGCCAGTATGAAGAAACATTTAACCAATGATGAGCGTGATCAACGTAAAGACGCTGAAAAAGCGTTATTTGATTATCCGGTGCTTGATTTAACCCCGCCAGATTGGTTACATGATCGTGCCTTGACTGAATGGCAACGGGTAGCGCCTTATTTAAAGGCCAATACCCCAATTAGTGAACTTGACCGGGCAATGTTAGCCAGTTATTGCCGCGCTTATGCAACGGTACAGACTTGCGAGAATGATATTCGTAAGAACGGACTGGTACAAACTAATCAAGAGACTGGTGTACGTAAGCCGAACCCCTACGTAGCCATGCAGTCACAAGCGATGAAAGATTTAAAAGCCTTAGCCAATGATTTAGGCATGTCGCTATCGAGCCGGGCCCGCATGGAATTGAATAAACAGAAAGATGAGACACCCGAAGATACTTTTGAGGCGATGTTGTCATGATTGAATATGTTGACCAAGTGTTATCGGGTCAAGTATTGGCTGGTCAAAAAATCAAATGGGCGTGTGAGCGATTTAAACGCGATTTAAGCCGTTCTAAGGACGACAGCTTCCCGTTCTACTATGACGAAGACAAAGCGGCACAGGCGGTTAAGTTTATCGAATTGATGCCTAAGACTGACGGTAGCCAACTCACCATGCAACCATTTCAAGAATGGATCATTAGTGAACTGTATGGCTGGCGTGAAAAAACTACTGGTAACCGCCGTTATGATCGTGCGTTTATTAGTATGGCCCGGAAGAATGGTAAAACCTATCTGGCTTCTGGTATGGCCGCTAATGGCCTTTTAAGAGAACGTCAGCCCGCCCGCAACCGACAAGTATTATTTGTCAGTAACGCCCTTAAACAAGCTAAATTAGGCTATGACATGCTTTCAAGTGGTTTACGGCAAGTCCGTAAGCAATCGAAGTATATGCGGCAACGGGTTAAGGTGCAAAAGCAAGCCATTACTGACTTAGAAACTGATTCACAAGCCTTGGCCCTTGCCAGTGATACCAGTACGCTTGATGGTTATGCCGGGACGACCGTTATTTTAGATGAATGGCACGAAGCTAAAGACCGCAAAGTGTACAACGTTTTAAAGTCTGGCCAAGCACAAGAAGATAACTCCCTGCTGGCGGTGATTTCCACCTCGGGTCTTAACCTTAACGTTCCAATGCACGCCGAATATGACATGCTGACGGACGTTTTAAAGGGGAAAACCAAAGCTGACCGTTATTTTGTGGCAATATGGGAACTTGACGACCGCGAAGAAGTTTACGATCAAGCCAATTGGATTAAGGCCAACCCGTTATTCAGTGAACCACACGCTAAACAACGCATGACGGAAAAGATTCAGGCCGACGTTGACCTTGCCATTAAGCAAAACAACCTAATCCCGGTACTGGTTAAGAATTTCAATATGTGGTTGCAAGCCAGTGAGGACAGTTATATTTCAGCAGACGATTGGGCCGCTGGTAAATTGGCAAAGGTGCCCGACTTACATAATCGTGACGCCTATATTGGCATTGATTTATCAAAAAGTAATGACTTAACCGCGGTTAGTTGGCTCGTTCCAATTGGTAACGGTCAGTTTTATTGTGATAGTCATTCGTTTGTGGGGACTAAATATGGCCTCGATTCTAAGATTAAACGTGATGGCATTGATTACCGGTCAATGGAGCGGGCGGGTGAGTGTAGTATCACCCGATTAGATAGTGGCATTATTGATTATGACAATCTATTTGATTTTGTACAAAAACTGGTCGGGAAATACAACTGGAAAGTGAAAGCAATCGCTTATGACCCGTATAACGCGCAAACGTTAATTACAAAATTCGAGAAATTAAGCTATCCTTTGTTTGAAGTACGACAAGGCACCAAGACTTTGAATATCCCAACCCGTAATTTTCGTGATCAGCTTTACGATGACAAGATTAAACATAACGGCAACAAGATTCTCGCTTATGCGGTCAATAACGCCATCTTGAAAGTGCTAAACAATGGTTGGCAACTGGATAAAGCCCGCAATAGTAATCGGATTGACCCGATTGCGGCGTTGATTAACGCGTTTGTAGCTGGTATGGACTATTACCAAGAAAGTGAGGATCAACAGCATGCAGAAGATTACTACAAAACAGCGACTGCGGCAGATCTGTTCTGATTATGTACAAACGATCTTGTTGGTGATTGGCCTAATCTGCTTAGTAATTGGTTTTGGTTGCTGGATCAGTTGGCAAGCGGGGTTAATGCTGGCTGGTACGGCAATGATTCTGTTAGCGTTGCTAATTAATTATGAAAAGCAAAGAGGTGATTAAATGAGTTTTTTCGTTAAAAGCAGTACCACCAGTGGCACGCATGATCCGGTGGCCGACGCCTTGGTTAGTTTATCAAGTAACGACCCATATACGTTTGTGAGTGCGGCGGTGTTACGTAATAGTGACATTTACGCGGCGATTAATATTATTGCGAGCGATATTGCCAGCAATCCGATTATGTGCGATACGGCGATCTTTAATACAATGATTAATCAGAATCCCAATAGTCAGATGGACGGGTACCATTTCAAATATGCGTTGGCGGCTAACCTGTTACTCAATGGTAATAGTTTTGCGGAGATTTTGCCTAATCACACGCTTAAATTTGTGCAAAACAAACAATTGACGGTTGAACAAGATGACGTCAGTGGGGCGTTGACCTACACCTATACCCCGATTAGCGGTAACAGTCGTCAGATCGCGCCTAACAACATTTTACATTTTAAATATTTCACCAAAGACGGTGTATCGGGGATTAGCCCCTTATATGCCCTCAAAGATGAACGCCAGATTCAGTCGGCCGGCAATAAATTGCTAACCGGCTTTTTTACTGCTGGCGTGCATGGCACCACGATTATTAAAGTCCATCAATCTGATTTAGGGCCGGAAGCCAAAGGCAATATTCGCAACCAGTTTGATGAAGCCAATACGGGTGATAACGCGATCAACACGATTGTGACCGATGACACCATGGACATTAGTAACTTATCCTTAAATACCGATGTGTTAAAACTGGTCAACTCGAATGACTGGACGACCCGACAAATTGCTAAGGCTTTTGGCTTACCGCCGGAGCGCTTAGGGGTTGAAAACGATCATTCTAACCAAGAGCAAAGTGGCGTGCAGTATCTTCAAGGGACATTACAGCATTACTTTGATAGCTTTACCAGCGAGCTATCGTTCAAGCTTGGTCATGACTTTACGTTTAACACGGACAAGTTATTGAGCCTTGACCCGCAAACTCAGCAAGCCCAAGCGGTGGCTGGTTTCACGGGTGGCATTATGAGCCGCAATGAAGCTCGGGCCAAGATTGGCTTGCCACCAACTGACGATGGCAATATTTTCCTAAACTTACAAAAGAATGGAGTGGATAATTCATGAAACAAGACCGACGGTTAACGATTGACGCCGAATTGCGAGCACAAACGCCACAGTTAGAAACACCCGAAGACGGGCCAGCTGAAAATTCAGCAGACCCGCAACCTAAAGGTTTCCAAACAAGCAAGGGTAAAACAATTAGTGGTTATGCAATTGTATGGAACTCACCAAGCAAAGACTTAGGTGGCTTCACTGAGGTTGTTACCCCCAAAGCCCTTGATGGTGTCGATTTATCAAACGTTCTTATGCTTAATAACCACGACTACACTCAAGTGTTAGCCAGTGCCAAGGCGGGCACGTTAACGCTAGAAACGGACGACAAGGGGCTACATTTCACCGCGCAGTTGCCGAATACGTCGTTTGCTAATGACGTCTACGAAGAAGTTCAGAGTGGGAATGTTGATTCCTGTTCATTTGGCTTTGATAGTGACGACGACACCGACGAATGGACTAAAGATGATGGTGGTAATATCACGCGCACCATTAATCAAGTTAAGAGTTTGTTCGACGTGTCGGTGGTAGCTGTTCCCGCTTATGACGATACAAATGTGCAAGTTGATACCCGTAGCTACGAAAAATTTATTAACCAAGAAAAGGAGCCTGACAACATGGCAAAACAAACAATTATTGATCCTAACAGCAATGACAATGGTAACGAAAGCAAAACCGGTATTCCCGCCTTTGAACAATATGTGCGGACACACGGGGAAACACGGGACGGTTTAAAGACTGACGGTGCCAGTGCGGTTATTCCTAAAGAACTGATTACCCCCGTTTTCCAATTAAAACAATCCAATTACAACCTCGCCCAATATGCGACGGTTAAGCAAGTTTCTAGTGGTTCCGGTACTTATCCAATTGCCACCAGCCAACAATCTGCGGTACTGGCTACTAAGGACGAATTAGCCGATATTGCCGATGTTGACGCGAATATGTTTACGGAAGTGCCGTTTGATGTAAAGACCCGGGCGGGTAAGATTGCCTTATCTAATGAAGTGGTGGAAGACGCCGAAGTGGATATTGTTAGCGAAGTTAAAACCCAATTGCAACAACTGGTTGATAACACGGACAACACGCAGATTATGAGCTTGTTAACTGGTAGCAACTTTACTAAAGCAACGGCAACCAGTATTGATGATCTTAAAAAGATTTTCAATGTGACGTTAGATCCCGCCTTGAGCAAAATGTGGCTAGTGAACCAATCCGGGTTCAATTACCTTGATACCTTGAAGGATTCCGAAGGCCGTTACTTATTACAGCCGAACCCAACGGCACCCAGTGGGTTCACCTTGTTAGGGGCACCAGTCGTCATGATTAGTGACAAGTTACTGGCCAACAACGCCGACGGGACGTTCCCAATGATTGCGGGGGACTTATCACAAGCCGTGGCTGTCTTCCGGCGTAACCAAGTAACCGCCCAATGGGACAAGTTCGACCAGTTCAGTCAAGGGCTTTCCGTCATTGTGCGGAATGATTATGAAGTGATTGACAAGACCGCTGTAATTAATGTGGCGTTAGGAACTGCAACTGCTGGTAAATAGGAAGACAAAGTAAGTGGAATTTCAAACAACAAGTGATAGTATGATGATAATGCTTATCAGATTTTAATGGAACGTGCAGCTATAATTTTAGGAGTGATTTCATGAAGAACACATTTATCCTTGCATACAGTGGTATTATCATCACGTATGTATTCGCCGCATATGTTGCTTTTAAAGTGTTTGAGGTAATCTATTATGCTATGACTTGGTAATAAAAAGGCCGTGACTTCAAGGTCACGGCCTTTTATGATAAATATGTGTTTTGGAGACTGCCCGGGCTGGGATCGAACCAGAGATCTCTTGATTAACAGTCAATTATTCTACCGCTGAACTACCGGGCAATGAGTACTCTATATTTATACCATATAATTTTATGAGAGTAAAGTTAAACTTATGAGGAAGTGATTAGTTGGCAGTGACTGTAGACGACATTAAACTAAGCCTGCGAATTGATGTAACTGAAGATGATCCAATGATTCAAAGTTATTTAGACGCCGCCAAGGACTACGTGCAGACGGCTGTTAGCAAGAATGAAGATCTGACTGTCTACAAACAGTACGATTTTGCGGTGTCCTTGCTGACACAATTCTGGTATCAAAACAGAGTAACTGATATGACAAAGACACCGTATCAAGTTGTCAGTATGATTCAACAACTGCGTGGAAAAATTGAAGCTTAGGTTTGACATATGAAATGATTGGTACTAAAATTAATGTTGTAATTTGTCCTAATATTACTTTCCCGTAATAACGGCGATTATCATATCCTATAGTGAGAGGCTCTCCCCCGAGCCTCTTTTTTATACATATATCTGGGATCAGAAAGTGTGATTCCGATGCGTCAAGATGTTAAGAAAATTCGTAATTTATTGAAGCAATATGCCAAACTAAAACGTGATTTGACGGCTTTTAATCAAGTTTCCAGCCCCTCATTCGATGGAGTGTCAAGCCATAGCAGCCGAAACGGCGCTGAAAGCCGCCTGATAAACCATGTTGACCTGTCTTACCAGCTAAAAGAAGTCGAAGACGCCCTAAATGCAATTGATGATCCACAATATCAATTTATTTTACATGATTACGTTATTGAGAAGCATTTCACCCGCAATGAAGCTTGTAACCAATTATCGGTTAGTGTTAGCAAGTTTAATTATATGAAGAATGAAGCATTACACGCTTTTGCAAAATTTTACAGTGATCTAACGGTTTGAATGCTACTATAGCCCAACTTCAACAATTTTACTGTATAATTAATAATGTGCAGTTAAATATTTACTGGAGTGTCCTTGTAAATGAGTTATTTCATTAAAAAATGGTTTTTCGAAGTTACTGTAAATATTACATTGTTGATTATTCCAGCATATTTGATAACGTGTAGCATATTACAATATGGCCGCATGGCTTTCAGCTTGTCTATGCCGGTGACTGTTTATGGGCTAAATTTATTAGCGTTTAACTTTATGATTCTGTCAGTATTTGACTTTATTCAGTGGCCGTTTGATTATCATGAACCTAAAACTATAAGAAAGGTTATTTTTGTGATACACATTACTATTGCAGTCATTGCCTTGATAATAAGCGTTAGACTAATGGCCTAACGAAAAAAACTGCTAACCAAAGTTGGCTAACAGTCACTACCCCGCGCAAGTATTAAGTCACTGGAAACAGTGGCTTTTTTGTTATATTTTTGGCTGTCCTTTTGGCTGACTTTTAGTGAAAAGAGATGACAATTAATGATAAACTAAAGTAATAAAAAAGCTGCAATCACGGTGTTTTTGACAACCAATGATAACAGCTGATAACGAATATTGGGTATACTGGGCTCGAACCAGTAAATTACGGATTCAGAGTCCGCTGCCTTACCAATTTGGCGAATACCCAATAACAACTATTTAATAGTAACTTTTCCAGCAAATACTGTCAAGACTTTGCTGAAACTTTGTGTCTATTTTTTGCATTTTTGCTTGAATATCGTATCAGTTGGTGGCTAAACTAGTTAAATGGAAGGTGAGTGTATGTCGAAGTCAGAATTAGATCATTTATTCGATCATCTGCGACAACAATTGATCGTATGGGCGGTCACGGCCATCGGATTAGCAGTTATGCGCAGCTTTTTGTTACCCCAATTATTGACTTTCGTTTTTTGGTGTAGTGTGGCCTACTGTTTGCTCTTATTCGTTGGTTTAGTTGTTGTGACGATTTTTAGGTGGCAAAAATCTTAATTATATTTGACAAGCCGCTTATCATTCGGTAAGATAATAAATGAATTTGTGCCCGCTGGTCAAATTGGTTAAGACGTCGCCCTCTCAAGGCGGAGTTACGGGTTCGATCCCCGTGCGGGTGATAAGTCGACAAATATAGAGAAACGACAAAGCACCAAAACGCTGATATAAAGGCGTTTTGGTGCTTTTGTTTTACACTCGAAAACCACTCAAACACGATATGTTCTTCCACGATTCTTCCAAAAACGAAAAAAGTAGCCAAAATATAGCAGTTTTTGGAAGAAAAATTAACAAATGATTTTGTAATCCCTTGCGGCACAAGGACTACAGCAATCATAAAATTATCATTTTTAAAATCCTTCGTCCATTAGCTCGGTAGCCTTCTTATCTGATACGCCGTTTTCTTCTTCAATAAGATGGACGTAGGTGTTAACGGTCGTTTCTAGTTTCTGATGTCGAAGGCGATGTTGAACATAGGGAAGGGACTCATGATTTAGGATAAGAATCGAAGCGTGTGTGTGCCTCATGGCGTGTGTTGTAACTTTATTGATCTTTAGACGGTTACAAATACGTCCTAGCTCTTCGTTTGCATTCCCATTGCCCACTATTTTTCCTAGTTTGGACCAAAATACGAGGTTCTTAGGATTCTTCATTTCGTGTAATTCTAAATAATCTTTCTGCGTATTACGATAGCTCCTCATAAAACGACAGTAGGCGGGCCCTATGGTTATATCTCCATCGGCCTGTCCATTTCCCTTAGTTGGACGAAAAGTCTGTCTACGGGCGTCCCACTGCTGTTTAATGTGAACTATTCCATTATTCAAATCCAAATTATCCCACGTTAGGCCAGCGGCTTCCTCGAACCTGGTTCCAGTTTCTAGTTGAAACAACATCATTAGCATAGTCATGTGGTCATAATCAGCCGTTCTAATGAGGTATTTACGCAGTTTCTTATAATCGGACAATGTCAAATACTTTTCCTCTACGGGTTTAGGAGGGCGTCCAGTGACGTGTGCCTTGTAAGCAAAGTCTCGTTTTAGAATACCATCAGCTACGGCGTCCTTGATTGCAGTGTGTACTTGTTGATGAAGCTTGTGAGATGTGGCAATTCCATGACTGCGGCCAAATTCATTCAGGAACTTCTGGTAATCTGGACGTTTAATTGCGCTCATAGGTCGATCTTTAAAATATGCAGAGATGTGACGCCAGTTGCCCATATATAGCTCGTGAGTATGACGCGATACACCGTCAGTTTTGTAAATTCTGATCCAATCAAGAAAGTAATGCTTTAGACTCTCGGTACTACGTGATAAGTCAGCACCTTCCAGCAGAGCATTTTTAGTTTTAGTTTCCCACTCAACAGCGTCAGTTTTGCGCTTTTCTAAATGAGTAACCGACTTATAGTTACCGTCATCATCTTTATAAGAGACACGGGCTTGCCATTTACCATTATTAAGTTTGGTTACTGACATGTTTTATTCCTCCCAACTGGAAATAACAATAGGTTGACATTCCCAAACGTATGTTCTTTTGAGCTTTAAATAAAGGCCTGAATTATCAGGCCAATGGTGTTAAATGGACTTTTTCAAATGAATGTAGTGTTGTTATTGGACTGGCGAACATGAATTCTGCAGCTTTACCACGATTTTTGTTGTTGGCTGAATAGTTTAACGAATACTCATATTTTTGCCCGGCCATTATATAATCATCTTGTATTTGAGGTGCGGTATCGTATGTTGTAATCCAATGGTATTGTTTTAGGGATAAAATGCCATTGGATAAATCTTTATGACCCTGTTCATTAAATGATGAATAATATAATTCTTGGCCCTGTTCAAAGTAAGGAGGATCAAAGAAGATAAAACTATTCACAGGATTTACTAAGCTTCGAATTTGGGGAATCATATCAAGTGCGTTTAATCGGGTCAATTTAATCTGTGATTTAAGAGAGTGAATTAAATTAATCTTATTAATAAGAGTCTTCTTATTGAACCGTTCATATATTTGTGTTTTACTATTTTGTTTAAATCCACCTAATGGGCCAGCAGTGATAATACCACTAGTATTAGTGCGGTTTAAAAAAAGTGTTGAAAATGCTAATTCAATAGAATGTTGATGGCTTTTGTTGCTTAAATAACTAAGTTTCTGGTTCTTCCAAAAATTGACACTGAATTCTGGACTAATTTCATGACCGGAATGGTAATCAAAAGGGACTGTGTCTATTAATGAAATTAAAGTAGCAGGATTATTTAGGATTGTATCCCAAACAGAATAAATTGCTTTATCATAATCGTTTATCCAGATGCGATTTACCTGATTATTTATTAATAATTTCATAGGAATCCCAGCACCGCCGGCAAATGGTTCAATATATGTGTCAGTAATGTTATTTGCTTTGAGTAGATGGTATACAAATGAGTAAAGCTGTGTTTTCCCACCTGGATATCGGAAAGGGGACGCAGTGTGTGGCATGTTAATCACCTCCAATATTAATGTTAGCAAAATTAAATATTTTTGGCCAGAATATTGCATTTAATTAAAAGTTTAAATGAGAACGATTTTCAATGGCCTTAAATGTCTTACTTAAATGATTGATGAACTCTTGTACTTCAGTCATATTGGACTTAATCCACTCAGCAAGTAAAATATCACGGTAAGGGGAAAAATCTTTGAACCATTCTTTGTATTTCTTGGTACCCTTGTACTTATTAAACCTCTCGTCATTAATTGGTGAATGACGGTCAGCCATTTTTTTATCATATCCACCAAGGTTAATTGATTTTTTATAGAAATTACTTTCTGAATCAAGACCGAGTAGGAAGTCGGACAGAAGTTTTTCTATTGGATCGGCAGAGCCAGGCAGTGTTTTAATGTTGCTACCTTTTTCATTCAATTTTATTGGGGAAAATTGAATGATGTCAGAAATTTTTTGGAAATTTTCTGATTGTAACACATCTGGATCTAATATGAACACTGAATTTTGATATGTTTCAAAATCCGATGCGGCTATTGTGGCTAAACTATCAAATGGAACATGGATTTTTAGTAATTGGATGTTGAAAGAATCATGATGGGTATGACTTAATATATATTTTAAGAACCATCTTGCAGTAGAATCTTCTGTAAATACAGAAATAGGATGTGCTAGGTTCTGATCACCCATATATGTTTCTTCCAAATTGTTTTTTATAATAATATCAGATGGATTATCTGTGCACTGTATAGTCCCAGGGTGGTCAAAAGACTGTTTTAAATAACAATTTTTGAGCTTGTCTTTATCATTCCCAAGTCCACTACGTTTGGTATTTATATATTCTAGCAATGTGTGGCTGTGAGTAGTGAAAACTATTTGTAAATCTAAATCCATGGATTGTCGGTATAAATAGTCTAATAATTTAAACTGTGCAGCAGGATGGAGAGTAGCGTCAATTTCATCAATTGCTAGTAATCCGCCGTTGTAGTCCAAGTCAGTTTCACTCTCAAGCTTGCTTTTTAGTTTTTTAAAGGAAAGAACACTTAGAATAATTTGACCAAGATTATCCTGACCACCAGAATTAGAAGTGGATTTGTAACTTTCGGTACTGATACCAATCTTTCCCTTTGGAATTTCTGTAATATTAACCGACTCCATAGTAGAGGCTGTCTCATCAAATCGTTCAGACATTATTTCCTTATGAATTTTAAGCATCTCTTTGTTAATAGATTCTGGAATAGGAGTGGATTTTGCTAAGTCGGATTCTCCCATCGGGTATAGTCTTGATAATCCAAGGTACGATACTGGCCAATTAATTTTACGTTCGCCTCTACGTTCATTTGGTTGTGGAATCAGTCGATACCTGTTAATTTTAGTTTTTGTCTTCTGTTGAGTGAATATATAATTTTTGGGAGTAAACGTAGTACTCCCATCACTGTTAATTTTAACTAGGGGTTGTTTGTTAGGAATATATTTAATACCTGGCTTCTCGTATTCCTGCTTAATTGCTCGGTAAGTAAGCACTTTAACATATTCGTGATTAGGATTCTTTTTGGGTAGATTATCAAAGAATACGTCTATTTTTTCACCAGTAGTATCTGTTTTTGAGTCGTAGAGAATTAAATCTGAAAATTCGCCCCTAAATGCGGTACCGTTAATTTGAGCGCCGTCCTTTTTCTTCAGTTCACTGGTATTGGTCAAAATGGCAAGTAAAGTTGATTTTCCAATGCCATTGAGACCAGAAATTGCGGTGATGTTCTTAGACAATTGAATTTCAAAGGGATCCTGGAACGCGCGAAAATCATGAACTTTTAATTTACTTATGTACATCAGTGATACCTCCATTAATTAAGCATTAAATGTGCTACAGATGTTTTAAAGCGAGTGACGGGAATCGAACCCGCGACTACAGCTTGGAAGGCTGTCGTTTTACCACTAAACTACACTCGCGTGAATGGACCTTGTTGGGCTCGAACCAACGACCGGACGGTTATGAGCCGTCTGCTCTAACCAACTGAGCTAAAGGTCCGTAAGCTTTGCAAATAGGTGCTATTCTTTTCACTTATTTGCAAAGCGAGAAAG